CTTCCGTTCTTTGTGGCTCCCAGTCGTATTTGTCACTTCCCGGTCCTGCTGGGAATCTGACAGGATGGAATTCACATCTTCCCTGAGATTCTTGCATCCCCCCTTCTCCTTGTTCCTCCTTAATGCTTCCCCCTCCTTCGGTGGTAGGTGATCCATCGTATTCGGAGTCGCCCATTTGTTTGCTTCCTTCTTCGCATCCTCGTATGCTTGGCACATCAATGGGTCTATCTGTTCCCTCAATTTGATGGCTTGCTCCTGTTCTTCCTGTCTCCGTGTTGAGCTTGATTCTTCATTGCCTCGTAACTTCGACTCGGTAGATGATCCATTGTGTTTGGAGTTCCCCACATATCCTTGGAAGTCGATGTAAGCTTCTCCAGATTCTCCATATTTTGTTGAAGGGAATCCTTCGTCATAGAGTCCTGCGAGGGTGAGGGCATAATCTGCTCCCTCTCTATCTTCTTCACTTGTATGTCCAGCTTCTCGTGTAAATTTATCCCCTCCTCTGTTTTCTTCTTCTGTCTCTTCTCCCACGCTTCCAGATTCTCGTCTGCTTTGTCCCCCACACATGGAGTCGCCCATTTTTTGTTCTCCAATGCACTCACTGCTTGGCTCAACATTGCTCCGAACACTAGTCCCGACTTTTCTCTTGTCGTCCTGAATCCCTTGCTCGTCATGTCGGCTGAACTCTCCAAGCTCCCCGCTTTGTCGGCTACTCTCGGAGTTGGGAACATATTCGGTGGAGTCTCCTCCTCCTCCAAGAACATTTCCATCTGACCTGATCTGTCCTTTTCCTTCTCTTCTTCCTTCATCGCATGACTCTCCAGTTTCGTTTCCGACCAACCCTTTTCGGTCATCGCTGGTAAGTCCATCGCTTCCCCCTTGAAACTTCTCCCCTGTGGCCCTTTCCAATCCCTTGCTTGTGGAGTCGCGAAGTTCGTGCCCTCTGTTAGATTCCCTACAGGCTTGGATGAGTTCATCAGGCTCCCTAATTCCCCACTCCCTGATGTCTGTTTTGATCGCAAAAGAAAATACTCGCTTCCTAAGATGTGGGAGTCCCACGGAACTAGCGCTTTGAATTCCTGCGTCAACACGGTAACCATCCTCTGCCAAATCGCTGATGACGCTGTCGAATCCAAGCGACAAGTGTCCTCCGACGTTTTCTCCAATAAAGGCGGGAGCATTACATCCATTAAGCACTGACCTTGTGTATCCCCACATTTTTCCTCTATCCCCTCCCAGACCCGCTCGCTTTCCGGCACAGCTAAAATCTTGACAGGGATAACCTGCGAGGACAAGGTGGATTGGTATTTCTTCAGCAAGTTCTTTTGCTGGGAAGGTAGTGATATCTGGCCAAAGAATGGCTTCATCCAGTACACCGTCTTTAATTTTTTGAGCCAAAAGCGCGAGAGCGTATGCTTCCCGTTCCACGTAAGCGACGATTCGCATATTTGGGATCGCAGCTCTGACACCTGTTTCGAGTCCTCCGAAACCGGCGAACAAACTGACTGCATTAATTGTTTTGTTGGTATTATCCATGTCATGTGTGTGTTGGTTTATTGTTATTCTGGTTTATGATTAAAGTTTAAATGTAACCGTTGGCAAACCTTTTTTTTAAATATTATATCTATGGTTATCCATTTATTGCCTGATTCTGACCTTAACCTTAATGGAGTTAGCCCCGTCATTGCCTCAACAGGATCTAAATCTAATTTATATATTAATGCCTCAATACCACTCATAATCCATTTATGTATTAAGATTATTATTTCAGGGTCAGTAATTTTACATTTTTTTAACCCTTTCGCAATATTTAGGAATAATCCTACTTTCTTAACTTCTTCTTCTTCTTCTTTAAATTTTTCTGTGTTTAAGCAAATCACGTTCTTGTAGTTTATCCATGTTGTGTTTTAAGAAAACTGCAAATTTATCATTTCCTCCACTTATAGCCCTATCAACTGTGGTGTGATAAATTGTTCCTGACATAAGGTCATTTATATAAATATACTTAGCTCCATTGTTTTTCGCACTTTGAATGTGCGCCTTAGATAATTTACCCTGACCATCTGGCCAGAATTTAATCTCATCAGCTATTATAAAATATACATTATTCTTAAGAGAACCTTCCTCCATGAAAAGCGAGTCCTCATATATTTGTTGATCATTTATTTCGTCCATAATTTAAAAGCCTCCAACGCATCTAGTAGTGAATCATAGCAATTCAACATTGGTAATCCAACTGTAGGTGAATTATCACCCACAGGCCAAAGTTGATTATCTATTAAGTCTGTATTCATTTGTTCTAATATAAAGCACTTAACATGCCATTTATCTGAATTTGCTTTATAAGTTATCTCGCAACTTCTTTTGTTTTCTGTATTTCTAAATATTACTCTCAAGCCTTTAGATCTTACTTCCATATTTATCCAATTGCTAACTGACAACCAAACACTAGAGGAAGGGGGGAGAGCTTCGCTCCCCCTTCCATCTATGGTTGTCACATTTTTGTTCACTTGTTCAATTCCTATATAAGGGTTTTGACCAAGTCAAGCATCATAGAAGATTCCTCACAAACCTCTAATGTACAACGATTTCCAGTAGATTTTGTTTTAGACACCTTTTTTTGTTCTAAAAGCTCCCTAATTCGTCTTCTTATTGTAGAATCTGTGAACCCATCCTCTTTCAATCTAGCAATTAAATCTTTCTGATCTAATGGCTTTTTCTCACTCTTTAAGTGACCCATAATATAAGGTGTAAGATCATCTTTTTTACGCCCTCCAGCACCTTTAAGTTTTTTCGGATCAGCCCCACCTTTTCTAATAAATAATGGGAAGTCCATCTGTACGACAAATGGCTCAGGACTAAGATAATTTCTTACGGTACTTTCTACGGTAAAACAATCATCATCTTCATGTTCAGTCATGACTAATATTGTATCAGGACTTCTTGCAAAAACACCCTGAGCCTGATATACGATCAATAGAACTTTTCGCAGCTTGATTGCCCTTAGAGAAGTGTGCCGCAAATACAACTGCCGCACCTGTTTTTATTGCTATTTCCTCCATCTCATTCATAATGAATTAATATCTCCAGCCGCATTCTCATCTCTATTACCTAGTGTCTTATAGATAGGATCAAGTATCACGAGGCTAAAGTTTCCATTAGCCATCAACTTAATAAACTTAGGAGCAATTGCTTCTAGAGCCTGAGCTTTGCCACGAAGGTTCCATATCATGAGATTCTCACTTGGTAATTTTATACCTTTTTTGTCACAAATCATGTTAATTCTTTCCCTAAAGAAGTAATCATGAATCTCAAAGTTGATATATAATACCTTTCCGGCATGAGTATTTTGCCCCCAAAAGGGAGTTCCATTCGCAACTGATATAGCAAGATCGAGTAGTGTAAAACTCTTAAATGTCTTACTACCTCCACCAAGAACCATTGATAATTGCCTATTTAATATGCCCTCTACGATTACAGGAGGCTCATGAAGTTCAGCAGTCTCAAGCTCCACCTGATTCATGATCGGTGGGAAGTCATCATTTATATAATCAACCCAAGAGTCCCATGTTTTTAGACCTGAATCAACTTGTAATAATAGCTGTTTTTTTCCTGTGTCTCCCCTCGTACAACCGGGAAGTCTAGTCAGCCTTGATGGATCTTTATTTTTCTCATCAACCTCATAGGCTGAGAAGTGATCCATAAGCATGGCTACCCTTTCGGTATACTCCTGCTCATTGCGAGCATCTACACGAACCATTGCATGCAGACTTCTATTTCCCGAATATGATATCGTGGAACATGGGAGCTTTGACTCCTTCAATAGTTGCCATTGTTGTTTTAAGGAAATCGTATCAAACTCAATAAGTGCATACTTAAATTGTTTGACATTCCTTTTAACTCGTCCAGCTTTCGCATCAATGAGTGGATTGATTGATATAAACACGCCGCATTGTTGTGATCCATTCTCATCAACTATAGTAAATACATCACCAATTTCACCTTCACCTATCTTCTCTAACCACTTATCTCTAGTTAGGGTCAAACCTTTACCAATTGGCTTCTCTTGACCATCTGAATCAATGTCAGCCCTGACAATACATAGGAAGTCATCTGGGTCATAGTTCTCCTCAAGATATAAATATGTAGAGCCTTCTAAGGGTTCAGGTAGCTCATCACTTTCATCAAGTGTATAGATTTTTTCTTTGAGTTTTGGCTCTTCCTCTTTAGCTTGAAATTCATACTTCGCATTACCGATCTTCAAGGGAGAACTACCATTTCCATTTGATTGTGGCTCGATTGGATCTCTCGCTGGTCTACTATAGCATGATCTGATTGTAGCTCTAGCCTCAGACTCGGAAAGCCCATCCAAAGACGCCCGCGCCGAACATAACTGAAAAACTTCAACTTCAGGAATTTTTGCATCCCTTAATTGAATTGCCGCAGCTAGTAACTCATCATTTCTAGAACCCTCACTCGCGCCATGTCTTAAGTATTCTAGGGTACGTGTTGGGATAAGATAGTCCGACCTGACTCTTCCCAAACTTTCTACTATTCTTCTTTCTGCTTGAGCCATTGCGACACCTCCATAAAGTAATAAAAAGTTTTCTGAGATAGAACAAAAAATGGATCTTTTCTATCATCTTTTGCGACTACAATATCATTACCACCTTCTCTATCTAGTACATCGTAGATGGTCTTGAACCCCCTTTTTCTCCGAATTGCTTCCACTTCCAGTTTCGGTAAGGGGAAGTTTTTTCTAATGGGAGAATCTCTATTTGGGGATATCCAAATATCACCACTTGTATTTTTTGTCCCTGATAAGGGAGCTTTTTTTGCCTCAAGTCCCAATTGTTGTAGCTCATGTATAATCTCTCTTTCAAACTCAGCTCCCTTCGCTCTTGGACTTGTCATCTTTCTTTACCCCCTTCTACTAAATCTTTGGCTTCTTGCTCTAATTCAGCCATTAATTTTTTTAAATGAACTTTCTTCATTTCTGGGTTGAGCTTCGCAAGTAGTGCTTCGGTTTCCCTTTGGTTCTGAAGTTTAGCTTTTTTGGAAACTAACAATCCATATATAAATGCTATAACAATTAATATTGTAATAAACATACCCATTCCAGCGAATATGTCGTATATAATTTCTAATGATTCTTTCATAATTATTTTTCTCTTGATGTTATATAAAGTCCCGCTAGGAGGAAGATGGCAATTAATGCCATCTCCTCCCACGAGATAGTAAGATGTTCTATAAAATCAAAAAGGAACATCATCCTCGTCCTCATCCGATGTTAAATCGAAATCATCTATAGGACTTGGTTTATCCATTTTCTCAACAGCAGGAGCTGGTAGCTCACTTGGAACAATCCAATTAGCAACTCTGTTACTCTTTTTACCATTGTACTCATGCACAACGATTTCAGCTTTAGCGACTCCTCCAATAATATACTTAAGCATAAACTCATCATCAATCTTTACGCTCATTCCAGCTTTTGGAAGTGGTAGTTTCTTAGATGCACTAAATGCTTTAAGAATGATATCCATCTTCCACATAGCTTTCTCTGTGAAGATAATGTTTTCATAAGCAATTGGACCTTCTTTAATTTGTATATGAAGAGTAATCTTGTCGTTATTATTTGAGGTGAATCCCGTTTCAAACTTTACAGCTTTAACAGCATAAGTGCCGGGTTCTACGAGAGAGGGAGCGCCCTCTGAATCATTATATGTATAATTTATATTAGTCATTGGTTTGTATTAGTTTTTTTATGTTAGGTTTTTTGTCGATTGGTAAAAGATCTACTATTGCTTTACCATAAACATTTTCGAGTTTGGATATTGAAAGACTTACGCATTCTAGAAAACGCTCAATGCTACCTTCTCCCGAAGCTAAGTCAAGTGTTTCATATGCCATCTTAATATCTGTTATGAATCGCTGTCCATTTTGTTCCTTCCATTTGTAATTTGGAATCTCTTCAAAATCTTTTGTGCGATTCATTATTTCCTTACCCCACTTCTCCATAGCTTTTGCGATTGGAATAAGAGTTGCGATTCGATTTGCCTGTTCTTCATTTATCTCTCCTGTCAAAAGATAATCTTCAACCTCTAATTCTTTCTTAGAAAGTTTAGTAGCAAATTCAAGTACATCAGGACAATTTAGAATTTTATCACACCACGCACAATATTCATTTGGGCTTCGTGGTGGGTTCGGTTGACTTGTTTTGATAAGTAAATTATCAATCAATGTTTTTGCCTGTAATCTTCCAATATTATAAGTGACATGCTTGCGATACTTAGAGTATAGAATGTGGCACTCGACCTCATCTATTTCAAAGTCCATATCCATAATAGCTAATGCATATGCACACATTTGCATATAGTAAGGTCTTTCTTCACCTGTCTTTAGATCGAAAAGCCTTTGTTTATTTACGACGTCGGCTGTACCAAAATAATGATCCCCATATGAGACTTTCATTTCAGTATTAATATCATGTGAGGCATCAACATTTATATTGACTATATCACAAGCCCAATCAATCCCAGCGATTTCATATTCACTAAACTCGAAATCTGTTACAGGTTCTCCATTGATTTTCTTTTCAAATAAAACGTGTAAATCATTTCCCTTCTGAGCCGCATCTCCAGCGGGAGCTGATTTGAATGCTGAACACTTTTCTTTCGCTGGGAACGAACTTGGAGAGTTCTCAGGATGGTGCTCCATTAATCAAGCCCCCCTGTAGCCTTCATTGCTGTAAGTAAAAATGTATCAAAATTATCTGCGGCTCTTTTGATCGTTTCCAGAGGCATCCCTTTGGGCCACTTCTCATGAATGTAAGCCTGAATTTTTTCTTTCTCCAAATCAGATCTTTCATTAACTAACCCCGCGAATTGTGCTTGAAATGAAACCTGATTAATTTCCTTTCCTTCTTTAATATTAGTGGGAATTTCATCAGGATCATAGATTCCAGCCGCAATTTCAGGTACATACATCCTTAATGCTTTTGTAGCACATCTTGCTCGCAACATTGCTCCCGGTTGTTTTATCCAATTATCCTTATTTGTAAGCCCAAGTTTTTTAGCCTCTTCAATTGTGAAGCTAACTGGCGATTTCTTTCTACCATTATGCTTGAGAACCAATGTGGCTTTTTTGCCATCCTCTCCATCTGCTGTCCAATCAAAATCTCCACCATGAAGTTGCCTAAACTCAGCCAACATAACCGCAGCTTTCTTTGTTGGGCGACCCTGTATGATGTCATATTTCTGAGCGAAGTCCAATGGAGTAATTTTTTCAGCCATACAGGTAAATGCAATAATTACACCCTGTTCAACTTTGGAACAATTATTAAATCCTGATCTAGCTATTATATTACCAAACGCCTCAATAGCTGTCATTTGTGCGTTAAGGTCATTGAACACAGCCCCTCGCTCTGTTTGTATATTGGGGTTAGTGACCATATCGGGAATAGGATCAGGCTCTTTTTTTACAATTTGATTTTTCATTTTTATTGTTGTTATTAGTGTGAGCCAACATCAAAACCAAAAAAGGGTTGACTTTACAAGCTTTATTTTTTTTACTCAACTTAGTTGAGTAAGTTTTTTACAAAACATTGAAATGATAAACTGGAGTAACAATAAAAACCTAAAAACAGTAACTGTATTTGAGGGAGAGATTTATATTTTTATAGCTGATTGCTCAAAGTTATAAATCTATCTCTGATGTAAATTCTACATCTTCTTCTTCCATAAATTCTATCACAGCTACAAGACCTGCATAGATGATCTGCATTCTATCTAAGTCTGACTCTTGATCGAACTGTTTGAGTATTTGTATTACACCAGCCCTGACTTGCTCAGTAGCTTGCTCTCCATTTTCTTCTTCTTCCATGATGATTGGTGTTGACTTGTATTTTTAATATTTTAAAAAGATTACATGACTGAAGCTGAAAAAGAAATCTTTAAATTATTACTAGAAGAATTAAAAGCCATAAATTGGAATCTTGATCGTATTGCGAAGGTAGTAGAAAAAACTAAGAAGTAGGCTTCCACTTACTTACCCATTTGTAACTCTGTACTCTAGCTATTGACTCCGCAGCTTGTGGGGCTGCTTTCTCTAGTGCAGACATAGCTGATCTTAAGTTTGCTTGCAAGGTATCAATTAGTACCAATAAGTCGTTTATGTCGTGTTTCATTTATGATTTTAAGTATGCTATGGATTTAGTGTCACCATTGATATGAACACTTGGGAAATCTAAATTTGGTATATCGCAGCCTACGATATCACATAAAGGCTTCCAACCATCATCTGGATATATTATTGGTATATTTAAAGTTTCTACTAATTTATGATGGTCGTGATACGCTTGTGTGTAAATATCCTTATCAAAGGTCAAACTACCAAGTTGTTTTCTAACTAAACCCCCTTTTGGCTTTGAGTAATAACTTTCACAGCTTCTTATCCAATTTTTATATTTTCTAGAACTACAAAAATATATAGCGTCAGGGTATTTGTTGGTTAAATTCAACAAATCATGGGAGTGCATACCTGAATAACAGGCATCCTTTTTGATATTTCTTTTGTCGTGATATGCGTCAAAACCCAACATACGCAACGCCTTTGTAAATGTCGCGGTAGCTGTTTTAGGAAGACCAACATTAATTATCATGATACAATGATGTCCCTGAATTTTTTTGCCAAATAACTTTTGGGCGATCTTTTGGAAGAGATTGCCAAGGCTTACGATCTCTGGTAAAAACAAATTTTACAGGGCATATGTAATGATCAACAGGCGGAGTGCCTATTTGACCTTGTGGAAATTCGGGCCAACCCTTGTCTTCAGCACCCGTGCCGGCAACAATTTGTATTTTATACTCACGGTCAGGATGCTTCTTTTTATTATCGCGATTATGCGACTTCCAATTACAAGGACCTGTAACTGATAAAGCAGAACCATCAACACGATTTTTTAATTTTCTCATAATCGACATCAGCGTGTTTTCTACATAAATATTTTGGGGTACAGCTCCACATAGGTTAAAGTCAACACGTTGTAGTCCATTCATGCCTACAACACACTCCGCATCAGGGTGTAACCATTCATTTATTGGTTCTACTAATATATTATCTAAATCCATGTAGAATCCACCTTCGTGATATAAGATTAACATTCTAAATAAATCTGCTTTAGCAGGTCCAATTGCTATGGAGTTAAAGTAATTAAGCTCCTCAGTCAGGCCTTTATCCTCTAACCAATCTATTATAAGATCATCACTCCAAAGCTTATATTCCCAATCTGGGTTCTGCGTTTTATTGTTTTCAATTCTTTCGGCTAATTCAGGATGTGGACTTGAAGTGTACCAAGTTTGATGGAATGTTTTAGGTATTTTCATTAAAAAGGCTTAATTTGTTTCATTTTGTCACCACGACCTGCTGTATGATAAATATATCCATTGTAATTTGCAAAGGATTGTAGTTTACCGTATTTAATAATTTCACTATTTGATTCTATGTTATTAAGGTTATTTAAAAACATCCAACGTAATGCATTCTGATCCTGAAATCGCCATATTTTTCCTAATGTCTGACCAAGTTCAAAATATTTTCTTTCAAACTTTGAATTTTGATCCCATAAATCTAAAAAATCATGACTCCAAGGTTCGTTTTTTAAAATAAAAACCCCAGCATTCACTTGGTCATAGCGCTGGTAACCTTTGTCTTCGCTTATAGTTAATGGTTTTTTTAATTCAACAAGAAATTTACGAAAATCATCAGCATGTTCACTCACGAAATGTGCATCGGCATCAATCCACATTATCATATCATGTTCACTCAACAATTTTTTTGCATAAACTACTTTTTCCCAAGTGGGTGTGAATTTCGCAATAGTTCTGTCTGTAAATATCTCATAATCATATCCATATTGCTGGCAATATTCCTTGTTTCTGCTCAACCAATAGTCATATTTATCAAGACTGTTACACCAAGTATAAATTTTAAAATTATCTAATGAATTCATATTAAAAATCTTTATTAAATTCGTATCCGAATAGTTCTAAATCTTCTTTAAACAGATTACCTATCTCTTCCCTAAGTTCATCATCATAATATAGAGAATAATGACCATGTTTAGTGGCTGTCCTTTGATTTATGCTACTCATATCAGTTTTAAATCTTTTTTCGATTTCCTCCATATCTTCCTCGATTTTATAATACTTACAAGCAACCTCACCATCAGCATCAACAATCCAAGATTTTTGGGTGTCTTGATTAACCCATTTTCGTAAAGTATCTTCATTCCTCCCTTCCCTACGGAAAAAACCTTCCGGCATCCATGCTCCCTTAAAACCTTGTGAAGTTAGTAGTGCATGGTGATTATGATTAACTTCTTCGCAATGTTTTATTGTAAAAAGATATAGAGATAAAGCACGAGAAAACGGATTTCTTACAAAAGCAAAAACTTCTTTATGTTCAAGTAGTCCCTCTTCTTTAAAAAAAGCATATTTATTATGATGTGGTGATCCTTTCTTTGTCAGGTGTTCAAATATCTTCCTAGAGTGCGCCCCCCTTCCATGTAAAGACTGTATAAAAGTAGTCCCCGCGTTTTTTGGTATATGAATAAAGGCCCACTTTTCTTTTTCTGAATAATACATAATTTAAATCTTTTTTTGCCAGTCTTCTAAAAGACCTTTTGCTCTTACTTTAATAACTTCATCACATTTAGCCATCCATAAATCATATACTTTTGTCAATCCGGCATCTGCCCTAGCTTCGTAAAACTTAGTCATGTGCACGTGGAGTGACTTAGCACCATCAAAAGCATCTGCTGTGATGTCTATATAGGGGCCGGGTTTAAAAGGGAAATCTTTATAATAAACTTTAGCTCTCCAAAATCCAATATTGTGTGTTCTATCAAAATGATGAACATCCATATATTGATTAAAGTATATCATGCCTTCTTGTTCAAAAAATGTAGATCTATGTTTGTAGATTTCATCCCAAACAGTTCCAACATATCCATTACTAGCATACAAATAACCAGCGTTATAAACTCCATATTTTTTTGTTTGTTCTAACCTGTCGTGAACATGGTAGTGTGGTGATAAAGTTACATCATTTTTTATATCATTATGTACTTCATCTAAAAATATGATATCACTATCAATAAAAAAAGTATCTCCATACAATGCTGTAGCCTGTTTTATGCAGTGCATTTTTGCCGCAATGCAATCAACCCTGTGAAAGCGATTTGCGACGGCAACTGAACTATATTGTTCTTGTAATTGCTGAAGATTTCGTGGATCACAAAACAGATCAAAGGCAACATCCTTTACTCTTGAATCTAAGAAATTACGAGTAATTGTATCGGTAAATAATAATATAGGAACGTTAGGATAAATTGCCCTGATAGACATGATACACAAAAGGCATTCCTCTTTTAATTCATGTGTTCCTACTAAAGAAAAGCTTTTAATCATTTTTTAATTCTGTACCAAATTCTCTTCTTTAATGCGCCAGTAACATCAGGCTCACTTCCTACAAAAACATCAACTCTTCCCTCTTTCAGTAGTTGTTTAACCACCATTCTGGTTTTATCTCTTCCTATCTGTAAGTATTCTCTAAGCTGGCACATTCTTTTCCACCCCTCACCATTCGGCATTATCGCGTCTTTTTTGTTCGCATCTTGGTATGCTTCTATCCAATCATCTTTATATTTGTCGCGATTCGCCATTTTTTATCTTCCCCACGTTTAGCTGTAAAAACTTCCCATTCTTTTTTATCTACAAATCCATAAGCCCATCCATTACCATGCATTAAACCTGCTGTATGCGCGCGATTGTAATCCATGTCAAGCTGAACTAAAGCGCCTATGCCGATTCCCTCTGTTCTTTTTAGCTTACTAATTGTATGTGTGGAGAAAGCATGATTGTGTCCATGTAGTACAGCACCACCTTCAGGAGCATACACCATCGCGGTTGATCGAGTTGCACTAACTCCTGAATTAAACCCATGTACAAAACGTAAAGAGCCTAATTGATATATACCCTTTCTTTTGCAATATGGAAGCATCTTACAGCTTATAAAGTTTACCCTGTTAGTTATCTGCCTAACAGCTAATTCGCACCAATCTTTTAATACTCCCTTGCCATTTTTTGCGCTATCCCACAATCTCTCATCATGATTCCCTCTTAAAAAAACATGAGGCTTAAATTTCTTTAAAAATTCTAAGCCCATTTCTATGTCACCCCTAAGTGACATTTCTCTTTCTTCTGGCGAGGCCCCCTTCCTAAAATTCCTAAAATCAAATAAGTCACCACCAAAAATACGCACATCAGGTTTGTATATTTTTATAAAATCATACAGAGCCAAAACAGTGCTCGGATCTTGCATGTCTCCATGTAGATCCGTGGCAAATACAAATTTCTTCATAAATTACAAAAATGGCCTTTTGGGGGTATCCTTTGGGGTAGGGCTATCTTTTTTGTTTTGCTTATATAGCGCGATACTTACATGGGTTAGTGTCAACAATCCGCATACCAGTGCTAGAATCGTGTTGATCTCGTTTAAGAAAAAAGTACCTCCAGTGCCAACTGCGGCTAAGTAATATTGTGATTCCATGTTCATGATTAAAACTATCTTCGCCCTCCCGGTGTAAAATAAAAACCTATTATAAGAGGTAAAACTACGGTCGCCTCGAAAAGCGCAATGTGTCCTGTTGTAACGACCAGAGGGGCTTGCTCTGCTGGAAAACTGATGAGTCCGAATAAAAATTCACGCCTCCCCTCTCCTGTAATGTTTGTTGTACTGATGAGCGGTACTGAGGGGTAGATGGTGGTGATACAGGTGATGAACGAGAGGGTGCACATGCCGATAAGAGCAAGCATGCGACGAGTAGCACGAGTGAAAGCTCCACTAGGTCCACTAGCAAGCGCTTGTTGAAATTTAATTGCTTGTTCATTATTTCGGCACTCCCTTGCCATTTCCATTTCATGTTTCGCAGATCGAGAATCAGTAATCATTCCAAATACACCCTTCAAGATGCTCCCCATTGCTGCAGAGCCACCACCCGTTAAGAAAAGTGTAAGTAGTTCAAACATTATGGTTTATCAGTTCCTTTATATCGTAGACTATCTACATGCTCGTCAAGTTTATCCACGCGGTTTTTTAGGTGCTCAATATTCATATCTTGAGTTGCGTCTGCTGGTAATGCTCCAATTTCTCCACGAGGCCACTTTATACGAAACTCACTATTAAGCTCCATCGTGTGATTCATGCGAATTATGTCATTTTCTATGGTACTTATTTTGTTCCAAATTACTGAATATCCCCAAACCGCAGTTCCTACAAGAGCTATAGTTTTTGCCATAAATGCAAGATTTGCCTTAACTTGCATATTTTCATTAATTTCTTTAGCCATTTTTCTCAAATAAGTTTTTAATATCCTGCCTACGATCTTCTAATAGCTTTTCAACATTTGCTAATCTTTCAAAGTTTCTTGCTTGATTAATTTCAAGCCTTGTACATTTTTGTTTCATAAAGTCCACTTCTTCTTTTATTCTTTTTAAGAAAAAACCCAGAACCGAAACGGCCATCCCGATCCCGATTAATATATAATTATCATAATTCATTAATAAAGCTCTATAAATATAAGTATCATGTCAACGAGAGTACTTTTAAAACAATTCCAAAGCCCCGGTGATATATTAATGCTGACAGCCGCGGTTCGTGATTTAAAAACCCACAAGCCCGAATGGAAAATTAACGTAGAAACTAGTTGCCCTGAGATTTGGTTAAATAATATTAATTTAAGCCCTTCTGTAACAGAAAGTAATGCAGACTTTGTGATAAACTCAGATTATAAGCATGAGGTAAATAAAAGCAATCAAAGGGGATATCATTTTTCACGAGCATTTACCGACAACTTAAGTGAGGTTTTAAAAATAAATATTCCAATATCGGGTCATGGGCCTGATATATATTTCTCACAAGATGAGATAAATCATGATTTAGGTTTGGGTGAATACTGGATAATAAATGCTGGTGGTAAATATGATTTTACTGCTAAATGGTGGAATCCTGATCATTATCAAGAGGTGGTAAACCACTTTAAGGGTAAAATAAAATTCATACAAGTTGGAGCTAGGGAGCATCATCATCCTCAACTAAATAATGTACAAAATTTAATTGGAAAAACAAGTATAAGAACCCTCATGCTTATGGCTAAGAAGTCGCAGGGTGCTATAACTCCTGTTAGCTTCTTAATGCATGTAACTGGAAATATGGACAGCATTTACGGCGGGAAAGTTCCAGCTATAGTGTTAGCTGGTGGTCGTGAGCAGACTAGTTGGGAATCCTATGATAATCACAATTATATATCTAGGGTTGGAATGTACAAATGTTGTGATATGGGGGCTTGCTGGAAAACAAAAGCTACGGAAACGTTTTGTGAGCAAGAAATTCAGGAGAAAAAAACCCTAGATGACACATCAATATGCGAAGATAGGGTTGACCTTGGTGGTAAAATTAGTTCTCCTAGTGGGGAAGCTAAATTTTACATAGCAAGATGTATGCACGAAATAACACCAAAAGAAATAATAGAGAAAATAGAACTAATACAAAACAATAGATATGAACGACAGTATAAATAAGATAATTGACTTTGATTTTTTCAGTTATAGCCCAATATTTGCTCAAGGTCATGTGCAGATTGCAGCACCAATACTTGAAAGGTTGGATGGCTGGAAGCAAGTTGGTATACACCTTGAAGTGCCACTAGAAGATTTAAATATAAAGTTGCCATTTGGAGACGCTGAAGCTTATGCAATTAAGATTCCAAAGGGGCAAGCCACGAAAATTTCTTATGATGGATACTTGGGAATATACACTCCTAAACTGGCCCCAACACTAGGTGGTGTTGCCAATTACAATGTAGGTAGAATATATCCAAAAGAAGATAATATCATAATATTTGAGTCAAAAAATTCTGAAATAAATATAGAGCAAAATCTAGTAGAGGACTACCATCATGTCATTTTTAAATTCGGTAAAGAAATTCAGAAATCTAGTGTCATTACGGAACCAGTTAAGGAAGTTACCCCAGAGCCTGAAATCCTTTCTGAATCAGAAAAACGTGTCCGCGAGCTTGAGGAAGAACTCAAAAGACTTAAAGGAGGAATCTAATATGAAAATTTTGATATGGGGTGAAACAAGAGAGAGGGTTTGGACAACAGCAGGTTCAGCAAGAGATTTATTTCCAGACAGTCAAATAATAATAGGATCTGGGGATGAGTTTCAGCAAGAGAACAGAATGCTAGAAAGTTTTGCAGCTTTTGGGAAATTCGATTTTAAGGGCGGATATGATGGAAAGCTAGACTTCATTGCGGATCATAAGGATGATCCTTTTCTGTTTGCTATGGAAGGTGTATTACTAAATGAATCTATAAAAGAATATACAAATACAGAACTTGGGGGATTAACATTTTTTAATATTGCCCTAGATGACGGAAGGTTTCTTGCGAAATGCAATCCAGCTCAAGGGGGATTCTCTGAAGCCTTTGATGTTCCACAGGAATTTGAGGGGGGGCAAAACCTTCTATGTTTTCATAGTGGTGGAGGGATTAAATATCCCAAATTCTTTTCAGGTAATTTTGGTGAAGGATTAACACTATCATTTATTAATGAATCTAGGATAGTTAAAGGTCATGTTAGGTATATAGGAAACCTTGATCTTCAAATTACTCAAAAAGGATTTTTTGTACTAATGATGGGGTTGAAGTCTACTGGTTTATTTGATGAATACCAAAAAGAAAGTGGTCAAATTGTCGAAGACGAAGTCCGCGAAAGGGTTTTATTAAAAGTTGAAAAAGAACTCATCAATCAATTGTCCTGATATTCCTGACATAGTTAACATGCATGATACCGTTGAGGATCGGTTATCCGCAGCTATTGTATGGACTGAAAAAAATTGCCCACAGAAACAATGGACACTTGCTGAAATTGCTAAGGTCACAGGTGTTACTAGAGAAAGAATAAGGCAGATTGAATTTGAGGCATTAAAGAAAGTAAGGCGTGCATTAACTTTGATTTTAAAGAAGGACGGAATTGACCCCGAAACAATATGAAAAATATTATCAGTTTAGACCTTGGTACAAAAACAGGATGGGCAAGCAGATGCGATGGAGTTATTAACTCAGGAACTATGGATTTCAAGCTTAGTCGATTTGATGGTCGAGGAATGCAGTTTTTAAAATTTAGAAAGTTCTTAAAAAAACTATGCGATGCAGTAAATCCAGAGGTTGTATCGCTAGAAGAAGTTCGCAGGCATCTTGGAGTTGACGCAGCCCACGCGTATGGGGGGTATCTAGCCCATGTAGCTTCCTTATGTACTGAGCTTGAAATTCCTCATACTGGAGTTCCTGTTGGAACAATCAAAAGATTTGCGACTGGAAAAGGAAACGCAAGTAAGGATATGATGATAGAGTATGCGAAAGATTTATTTCCTGATCAAATTATTGAAGATGACAATCAGGCAGACGCCCTTTGTTTGTTACATTATACGATTAATGAAATAATATGACATACCAATGTCCTTTAGATTCTAAAATTTTTAAAGAGTATGTAAATAAATATATTACTGAAGTTGATGAAGTAATAGAAACTGGAACATATTTAGGACAGGGAAGTACTAAAGTTTTCGCAGATACCGGAAAACCTGTAATTACTATAGAAAGTTGCTTGGATCACTACATTGGGGCAAAACATAATTTAAAAAACTATAACAATGTAACGCAATTGTTTGCTTCATCTTTAAAGAGAGATGATATGGAATTACATATTGAGCGAGTAGAATATAATGGTACTTATGAGGGAGGTAGTAACCCAATTGAATTTTATAAAAATGAGATCAATGGTTGGAATCAAGATCCCCCGATCATTGAGGATATTTTACTTCCATTAATAAATAATTCAAAAAAACAATTAGTATTTTTGGACTCTGCTGGTGGAGTTGGGTATTTAGAATTTTTGGAGTTTCTTAAAATAGGAAAAAACAAAACCCAAAAGATATTAATGCTTGATGATGTATGTCATGTAAAGCATCAAGAGTCTGTAAAAAAACTCAATGAATTAAATGTTTGGACGAAAGTCGTAGATAATAGATTTTCAATTTCTAAATTTGAATAGTATATTATCTGGTTTTTTCATAAGGCAAATTGTACTTTACCTCATTTGACTGTAAGTGTCCTCTATTTAGTTTTGTATCAATAAATCTTAAATCTTCTATACCACCATGTCTTTCAATGGTCATATTAGCTTTAATTAATTGGACTGGATTTTGTCCATATCTTGGGTCATCTTTAACTTTATTACCGTAAGGTTTTAGTAAATCATTAAAAGTGTTTTCCGCATCTTTTGCTGTCATGAAAGCCCAAAGATCTATGGAATTGTCCATTTTTTCTAATATATTTCCTGTTTTGTAATCCCTTACATAGATACATAAATATCTTTGTTCGTTACCTTCTATATGATGTCCATCAAGCACACCCTCATTTCCGCCCAACAAGAAGGGGGCGTTTTTCGTGTATGTTACTTCTATAAGTAATTTTGCCCTGCCAGTATTAGTCCAAGTTGGAGATGGTGGTTGCTTTTGGAGTTTACCCGGACTGCAATTGGTAACAGTTCTTGGTTTCTCGCTAGACTTGCTGTAATAAGCAGGCTTGTAGCTTCTGTAGGAGAAGCTACTATATGAAGAACTCTGCGAAGGTATGCTAAAAGATACACAACTGCTTGCTGAAGATAAAGAAAATGAAGAGGCATAACAGGTTTTTTCATAAGGAGTAATATTAGGAGTAAGCCCTGCAATATGATTATTCGCGGTTATAGTTACTGTACTAATATAGCTACTCATAGATGTGCTGTAAGTCGCGCAATCAAAATAAAAAGTTTCTGTTGTGGGTGGCTTTGGTACTTTAATAGTGCTGCACTTTATTTTTGGTATTTTTATATTCGCATCTATTTTTCCTAGATTTATATTTAGGTCACCTGATATTGGAGCAGTTTTTTCAACATTGCTAATAACTGGTATTTCACAATCCTCTATTATAGTCTTTTTAAATGTAGCATGAGAGTAGTTTAGCCTTCCAGTCTTTAGATTATTTTTATAAACAGGAATATTTAGATCTGTAGTGAATGGTATTGTTTTTTTAGTAGTTTCTAAATCGTAACTATTAAAAGAACATTTTATTATACGCTTTTTCGGTGTTAAGTAATAACTCTGTACATATTCTGTCGCTCCCTCAGAAGTATATGAATATGTATCACAGGATGGTATATTTATATCAAGTTCAACCTTTTGAATAGAAGTACTTATTTTATATCCATCATAATATAAAGTTCTGCTTTCATCATGCGTATAAGAAGGAACACTAAATTTACATTCTGGAATCGTAACATCAGCACCCGTTATGGTGAGAGGTTCAAAACCACCTAGATCGTAGGAATATAATGTTTTCGATCCTGTACTGGAGGGTAAATTTAAATCTACACTAGATGTACCTAATGTAAAATTAGGAACTGAACTATAATTTCCTGTTTCTTTTAATATAGGAACGGTACAGGCGGGAATATTTATATCATCTATAGTACCGGTTACCTGTTGGGTGGCAGTAGTAGAAGTATAGATAGGTATAGTTACCTTAACATCTTGTTGTGTTGTGGTTGTTAATTTCTTCGCATAACTTAGTGTAGAAGTACTACAATCTGATTGTATGCCAGTTAAAACAGACGTGGTCGTACTTGTTACATCAGTTAATAAATCTAAATCTAAATCCGCGGAGAATGGTACTGTAGTTGTGCTTGCCGCCCCCAATGTGTATTCTTGGGTTGTAAATGTTGTAGTCTGATTTTGTGTACCATTTGTTTTAGCATAGCTAAGTGTGGTTGACTTAACATCAGGTATATTGAGAACCTCTGTTGATTTGTCTAAGGAAACTATAGCCTCTGCCTTTTCCGTAGTTACATCTGTTACTACATCAACACTAATATCTGCGGAGAAGGCGTATGACTGAGTTGATGCAGTAGTTAATGAATAACTTGGAATGGTTACTGTTACAGTTTGTTGCTCAGTTCCATCCTTTACTGCAAGTGTTTTTGTTGTGGTCGTACTGGTAATTCCAGCCAGTACAGATATAGGTGAACCTCCAGACGTACTAACAGTAGGTACACTTATAGTTATACAACAATTTGGTGCTTCTTCTTCTTCTGGCATATTATTCCTCCGGGATGTAACAGCAAGCGGTTGCTGATTTAGACCCTACACTAACTGATGGTACTGTTATGGTAGTATTATTACCACTTACTGATGTAACAAATGTTACAGATTCATCAGCGATTTTGTCCATAGTAACCGTTGCGGTAACATCTTGAGTGCTTGAGGTTAAGCCTGTTGGCATGTCCACATCAATCGTACCATCTATTGTATCACCAACGCTGGATGTAACTGGAGTGACATCTGTAACGAAACTCATCATCTCATATGGAGCAACATCTGTAACAACTGTCTTCTGACTATTTCCTTCCAATACAGCAATATCCAAAGTCGCATCTAGAATTTGTGGTATTGGTAGGGTTACAGTTTTCGTAACGGGAGTTGGAACTATTGTAGTTGGAAGATCAACAGTAATTTCACCAGCAACTGTATCACTATATGGCTCTGTTACTGGAGTAATTGTTTTAACAACATCTTCACTAGAGAATGTCGCGCAAGATGTGACTATATTCGCTGTTGCATCTTCAAAATCTGGAATATCAACTTTCGCGGTTACTTCTTTTGTTGATTCACTTATACCATCAATTATATCAAGTGTCGCATTAATGTTAATACCAGTTGCGGTAAATGGATCACATTTGTGTGTGCTTGCTTCATAGAGGGGAATTGTAATGTCCTGCTCTTGTGCAAGTGACTGAAGGTTAATTTTCTTATCAGAATTTGCATAAGTTGTTATCTTGCCAATTGATGTTGAAATTATCTGTGTTGGTATGTTTGTATCAACATTAATATCTACAGTTGTATCAGTTCCATCACACTTAACATCTCTTGTGCCAAAAACTGGATAGTCATAAGTTGTAGTTTTTTGTTCTGAAATTAATGCTACAGGGATTGTAATATCTGCTTCAACCTTATCCTGATAACCGGGGCATTTTTTTGGAGTCTCCGTAATCTTTTTTACATAACTGAATGAGCTATTTGTAGCACTACCAAGTGTGTAATCATATACTGTATTACTACAAACATATGGAATTTTTTTAAGACCTACAGGAACATTTACCTCAATATCTCCCGTGATTGGTGTAGTTATTGGAGTGTCCTGTGCGATATCATTGTAAGTATAATACAATGGTTTTGTTGCAAACTTATCAAATGTATAAAATTCTCCACCCTTACATTTATCATATGAAATCAATGACGCTGTTGGTACGGTAATATATCCACTAACTGGAGATTTAGCATTTCCATCAAGATATATTCTTTCATATTTTTCACCATCACATACAGCTACATCATATTCATCCACACATGGATCTGTCTCCTTCCAAAATATATCATCATCTGGGGTAGGTTCAGTCGTGTTTGTAGTTTGTGTGTTTACGAAAAACGTTCCATTCCGATTTACTATTTCTCCCGGATTGTAAGTTGTGTTTATATTCCAGTTGGCTATGTTTCCTTTAATATTAGCACAAGGGTCAACTAGAGAGTCCCACTCATATGAACATTTACCCTGACTGGTTGATATTGAATAGTATGGGACTTTAACTGATAATGTTGTGGGATTATTAGTATTTGTTAAATTATAATATGGAACATTTACGGAAATCTTACAGCTTTGCTGTGAGCCTGATAGGGAGTAACTATTTACACAAACGCTTATACTTGAATATGAAGTCGAAAAAGAAGGTATTGAGAAACTTACAAGACTTGATTCGCAATCTTTTTCCTCATCCTGACCCTTATCTAGAACAAAAGCACATTCCGTTTCTTCAACTTGCGTGAAATTACAATCTCCTAAATACTTAATTCCAGCTTTAGTTTTTAATCCTACATTTTTTTCCTCATCATAAAGGGTGACAATTGCATTTGCATCATTTGGAAGCCTTTGCTTACCATGTAGTGTGTACTGTACGAAAGCATTCTGTGGATGTATAACTTTTAAAAGTTGTCCAGACCTTGAAGTATTTCTAAACATTCTACCCTGCAACCAATCCCAGCGCTGTCTGTACATTTCCCATACGGGAGATTTTCCTTTATTACCAATTGCCGGATAAAATAATAAATCAAAACTATGTGTATTTTTTTGCCACTCACAAGCACTTGTCTTATGCATTGCAGTGTATTCAAACTCTAACTCGTAACAGCCCGGTTTAGTAAATATAAAGTGATCCCCTTCATCCTGCATAAAATCAGCACCTATTTGATAGGTCTGCTTCATGGAATCCCAGACATTTAGGGGCTTCTCAGGAAAAGGCTCGCAGTTTATGTCGAAAATATTATCTGGTCTTGGAAGTGGTATGTCTAAGCCTTCAAGATCTCTGTAAGGCTGATAGTCGGGTCTACCATTATAACTAATTTGACGATCTGTATCATCAGCCGAATAATTCCACTCCTGTATTTGTCTTTTTTTTGTCGTGTCTTGGGGTAATGCTGCACTTATGTTTACAGCTCCATTTTGATGAATAGTACGTATATTATCACCAGCAACAATATTTCTACCCCTCGCAAGTTCTTTTATCGCATCTTGAATCGCATTAATTCTGTCAGCGGTAATAGTATTAAATAGATTAGCCCCAGTTTGGATGGGGCTTAATTTATGTAAATTTATATTCACGGAAGAGAGACGCTTCCTTTATTTTGGTATAATAATGGATTCCAACCTCCAGGCCCACTCGCTAGGAATTCTAAATTTGTCGTGAAGTATTTAACATTCCCACCATTTTGGGTTTTAACATCTTCAGAAATGTTTGATAAAATCCAATTAGCACCTTCATATGGTGGGGAAATGTAAGGGATCGAGCGAGAACTTGGATGAACTATACTTCCAAGCTTACTCATATGTCTTTGCGCTAATCTCCCACTTTGTTGTTTTGTCATTTTAGGGCCACAGTTCGCGTTTCTTCTCTGTGTGTTTATTGCTGAATACTTAAAGACTAATTGCCCCGGTTGTAAAAAATTTTCTACACCCTCCAATTCTCTCGCGCCAGCCGCACCAGATGGTTGTGGTCTTCCATGTTGACCATCTGGTAAAGGCCCAAAAGCCTTAAAGCCCCCATCTTCATGTAGTATTCTGCCAAATTCATTAGGGCTTGTTCCAAGACCAATAGGGCCGGCAAAAGATCCTGTAGTACCTTTATAATTAGGGTGCACGGGAATAGGGGACTGCATAGTACCTATTGCATATCCACCAGTAGGCATAGAATGTTGTGATAAACCTTCGTATGTAGCATTAATTATATCAAATGCTCCATCATTTGTATGTACTACATTACTACAGAAAAGCCAATTTTCACGAGGGTGTGTGTGTCCCGGCCCAATCCTCATGGTAGAGGCTAATGAGCATGAGCGCCTACGATCGCATTTGTATTGAATTGTACCTGAACCCATTCCATTTAGGTTCATATTAATTGTTGCCCCCGGTTGTTCGAGAAGATAACTTAAACAGCTCATAATTATTTTACGTCAAAGTTTAATCTATTGTCTATAACCTCTTTAGTGTCGAGTTGAATGCCCTTCATGTCTCTAGTAAGTTCAGCTAAGGCTGATAAAGCTTCTGTTCTTTTTCTCGCCATAATTACTTGAGGATCAGTTGATGCCGCGCCTCCCCCAGGCTCCTATTTTTCTAAAACCATCAGTTACTGTTTTCATTTCAGGAACTTCACCAAGCTTTTGAGTCATTAGCTCAGACAGAGCCGCACTTTTCGCAGTGGTTACATCAAACGGATCTTTTGAGTCTCCCAAGTTTTTTCTAAATGATGCTTCAAGAAAATCTCTATCCTTCATCGCGGTAGCTTTTTTCTTAGCTCCAGAGTCACCCATCCTTGCGGCAAGTTCTAATTCAGCTAAATCTTGCGCTCTTCGGGCTTTCGCAGCATTGCCTTGTACTTTTTCACTTTTCGCTCTTTTGTTTTCTGCCAATTCATCTCGTGCCATTTCGCAGCTTCTTTATCTCCCATTTTTTTAGACAACTCTTCAGTTCTTCTTTCTAAAAACTTACTATCTTCTGCTTTCCCTAGCGCTTCCATCATGTCCATAGCGCCAGATAAGTCACCGATGTCAAAGCGAAAATCTATTTCATTATTCATCGCAAGCATTTCAAGATCTTCCTTTAAACGATTGAAAGCTTTAATCGCAGTTCTGTCCATTTTTGCTATTGCATCTTCTAGTTTTTTATTCGCATCAGCAAGCTTCTTTGTTTTTTGTTCTGCCTGATCAAAAGTATCAAGGACACCCTTCAATTCAAGAATATCTCTCTCAACTTGAACAAGAGCTTTAGATGTTTTTTCTAACTCAACATCATCCAAACCACCTTGATTTAATTTAGCCTGCAAAAGCGCGGCTTCTTCCTCCATTCCCGCAAGATCCTCTCCAGCTCTTTTTCTACTCTGACCTCCATCTTTTGCGAAAGATCTTTCTTGTGCACTAATTCTTGATTTATTAGCACGCATCATAATTTCTGCTTTTTCTCTTTCGGCATCAAGTGTTTCTTTGGTGATTGCTCTTAGGGCTTCTATTTCGGCTGTATCAATTAATCGAATAGCTGCGGCATTTTGTAAATTATCTTTAATGACTTCAATTTGGTGGATAATTTGATCCTGCTCCTTGACCATATTTTCATATTCTTTACCCATATTTTGAAGCTCTTTCTTTGCGGCTTCTAGGGCTTGTACCTGTCGCTTGGTCATATTTACTCCCCCCTCGTCTTCGCCTCTCGCGGCTGACTGTAGGGTGCTCTCTAGTGCCCCAAGCTTCATTCCATCTTCTACTCCCGTGTAATCAATATTGCCCGACTTATCAAATCCTACTGTTCCTGTTAAAGCTTCTCTTTCTTTTGCCATAGCAATATCAAGATCTTTAAACATTTGTTTTTTCTCTTCGGCAATTTGATCTGCCCCAAAAACACCATCTGCCTTAAATTGATCGGTCTTCATTAAGTCTTTAACGAAGGCATCTATATTGAACTTTCCAACTCCTGTGTCTTCATTGTCACTTATAGCCGCATTAAGCAAAGTTACCGCAGGGATTGCGTTAAATGCTCTTTCCCCATCACTACGATCGTATTTACCACTAGCCTTAGCTTCATTTAATGCTTTTTCACCTTCTGCAGTAGCAAACCAATCTTCTATGACATTTTCCATGTCATCACCCTCTTCTACCCTTTTTCGCCTAGCTTCGGCTGAAGACTCTCTAATCCCCATCTCAAGCTCAATCTCTGCTTTCTTTACAGTCTTTCTTTGCTCCAATCTTTGATCTATTTCCTTTGAAGCTACCTGTCTTTCATTAGTCCCCTGCAGCTTCCTGAATAGAATCTTTAAGTTCATTTCTGCGCTGTATTAATAATGAGACTTTTTCCGCATCATTTGCTGTACTCATCGCTTGATCAAAATTCTGCTTGGTGAGAGCTTTTTGCAAATCAAGTTCTCTTTGCATTAAATCAAGTCTAGCTTGGGATAACCTAAGTCTATTTTCATCAATTTCTGCAGCTTTTTTCATGTCCATCACAATTGCGGCAACTCTATTACTCATAGCTTCAGCTGCGGCTAACCCTCGTCTACAAATATACCAGCATCAACATTAGCTAAGGCTTCTCCGGCCTCACTTGCTGCAGAACTTACAGACTCAAGCATTGTAGTAAGTAGTTGAGTTTTTTCAGTCATGTTCGTGACAGCCGCAGCCTGTTCTTCATATTTATCACGAAGCTCTCTTGTTGCTGCACTCACTTTAGCGCCAGCTTCAGCTTCAGCATTGTGAGCTTGAACTACTTGGTAAATAGCTGCGCCCAATGCAGGCTAAACCAGCAATAATTGCGGTGATTGGATTTGCTAACATCGCACCAAACGCGGCTCTCAATGCTCCTGTAAATTGTTTTACTAAAAATCCCGCAAGCTTAAACGCCCCCCCTGTTGCGATTGCTGTTATTCCAGTCAATTTTTGGGCTATGGTCATCCCCTTAATGAAAGTATCGCAGCTTTTAACCCATTTTTATATACATTTACAGCAGTAGCCGCGAAAATAGAACCTTTTCCATTAGCCATAAGTGCAACTGTTAATCCACGCATTCCAGCAATCGCTGTGTAAATTTGTGCGGAAGCAATAGCTGCGGCAAAAACTATAAATGACTGTATGGTAAATTGAAGTGCATCACTTAACCCTTTTGCTCCACCAGCTACTTTTAAAAATATACCAGCTATTCTACTACCTACTTTTGCTACTGCTCCAAATATTTCACCTAATGTTTCTAGTGGTGCTTGCAACGCTATTGCCATGTCTCTCGCGCGCTCAAGTGATTCTTTTTCTGCCTCCATAAAACCTGCGGCAAATCCAGCTTGCATCTTATCTTGTGCATCAGCTAATGTTGTTTCAAGACCCGTTATTGTTTGCGAAAGAGTTTTCATTCCTCCTTCGTTTTTCTTTAACTCTTCCGAAACCACTCTCCATGTTTCACTAAAACTATTCCCAGCTTTAGTCATCTCCTCTATCTTAGCTCTTGCTTGACCACTCATTAAGCCTAGCTCTTGAAGTCTCGCAGCTGACTCTCCTACAGGTCTGCCACTCTGTAATCCATCATACATCCTACCTACATGCATGGAAACATTAGCAAAGTCAGCCCCAGCAGTTGCCGCGGCATCGCCTATTATTTTTAAATTTTCCGTGGTTGCTAATGCTCCTTTTGTAAGAACCTGAAGCATTCTAGAGGCTTCAGCGACCTGCCCCATTTGAAATGGAGTGTTGTTCGCAAAATCATATAACTCTTCAACCCTCTCTCTTGCTAGTTCGACACCACCCAAAAGTCCTTTGAATTGAGCTTGAGTAAATTCCACTTGTTTTAGCTTCTCCATGCCCTTTCTGAGCATTTCTGTGTTACCAACTAAAAGCTTAACCGCCCCAATTACTCCAAGTACAGCTCCAGAAAGTAAACTCATTGGGCCAAGTACATTATTAAGAATGATAGCTTTCATCCCCCCCCAAATCGCAGCTGATTTACTACCAGTACTCGCAAAGATCAATGCGGGTTCTAGAGCGCCTGCAAACGCGGCTTTTAATTTTTCAGCCCCTACACTACTAAAAACTGTTCTAAAATCAAACCCCATTTTTTTGCTCCTCAATTTTTTGTTTCATAACCCGTTCAGCTTCAGCCATATCAGCAAGTATTTTATCTTTATTTGCTTGCATTTCTCGCTCTTCTTGTGTTACGAAATCAATCTCAGCCCCCTTCAAAAGCGCTGAAATTGCAGTGTACCAAAAGGCTTTACCTATAGCCATATTCCATGAATCATGCTCACTAAAACCTAACTCTATTAATTGAACAGTCATTGATAGAGTCTCAGGTGCTGACGAAGATTTAGAACCTTCTTTGCTTTCCCCATTCCATAAATCAGGAAAAGCTGCATAATCTTCTATATAATTCATGAAGTTCTTGGATTGCTTTTCAGCATCCCAACTTCTACATAGAAGATTTAATTTGGAAAAAACACTCTGTTTCTTTGGGTAATCTGGATAAGATACTCTACAGATAGATATAGCTTGTAATATGTGGGATATATTAGCTTTTTCATCTCCCCCAATTAAAGGAGAGTTAAAAAATTCTAATAAAAATCTATGCCATATTGAGAATGGCTTAAGCTTATAACCTAGTACTTTATGCTGTTCAAGATTTACAAAAGCTTCAGCAAACTTTTCATCAAGGGCCACATCATTAGCAGTTATTAGTAGTCCCTAAAGTATCAATACCTTCCCAGAACTTGCCAGTCAATTCACATTTCTGAAAGTCCGTATTGCTTTGCGTCTTACTAACTTTATCAACAAAAAATGATTTTCCACTAATAGTAAGCTTTTGGTTTACCGTAGGAAGTTGATTAAAGAAATAACCACTAACAGAACAAGTGCCAGTATGCTTTCCAAGCTTTATTGCTTTTGTACGACCGCAAGCGTCTTTAGCTTCTGCCACATATTGTGGTCCGGTGTCAGCATTTTGTGATTCCACCTTGATGCCTGCGATGTTGCCATCTACACCATATATATATCCATTACAAGTACTAGCCATAATAAATTCCCTTTATGTGTTACAGCAAACACTACCATTCGGATAAAACACCGCGGTTAGCTCTGCTTTTTTAAAGTCTGTGTTTGATGCATTGATAGAAAACTTTTCTACAAACGCTTCAGATATACTTCCAAGCTCTTTGTCTTCAAAAGATACCTTACAATTACCACCATTGAATGCATCTAGAGTGGCCCCAGCTTCTGCGTAACCTGAAAAATTAAAAGTATGCTTTAATGGCCCACGAACAACACATGATGTATTCCCTGTGTCATCTTTGGCTTCTGCTTCAAATTCTACTGTAGTTTCTTTTGAGTATGATTCTACAATTATAGATGATACGGTTTGACTTTGATCATCAATTCCGAATACATAACTCGCGTCTCCTGTAAGTTTTGTTAATCCCATATATATTATCTCCTTGTCAACTACACGCAGGCTATTACGCCTGCTCGCATATTAAATACATCTCCATAAGAGAAATCTTCCTGCGATGAACCGATGCTTTCAACATGAATTCCATCTATTTTTAGAACATCTCGATATATCCTACATTGCACATTATTTTTAGCTCTGCTGTATATTTTATCAGTAGCTAAATATTTTTTACTTGGTGTTGTACTGATATGATCAACTCTTACAATTTCTTTTACATCTTTATTAATTGTAAGCTCGCAGTAATCTCCCGCAGCTACTCTTGTGACATCTAATTCATCAAAATACAAATGACCCGTTCTTGCCATAATTCTACACTTACCTTCATGTAAGTCATACTGCCTCAAATATGATTTCGTATATTCTTTATTAGCTACAGTATTTAATCCATCCTGTATCCTCGCTACATTTTCAGAATGTAATTGTGAGCCAACTTCATTTATGTGACTTACATACACAATTTTTATATTCATCAAATACGCACGGGGTGTTCTATCACCTATCGTAGGTTGTGATTCTTCCACATAAACCGAACCAAATGGTAGCTCTTGTTGTTGATCCGCATTTGATGGAAAGAACTCAGCTCCCTTTACATAATTATTTAAAACTTCGCAGAGTATCTGCTCGGTCATTCGTCTTGCATCTGTGCGATAAGGTGGGTTCAACTCAGTCATCTCCAACCTCTACTTTATTTACCTTGTTGATATTTTTATCAACCAGATCAATGACCTCACTTCTTGTTTCTTTTCCCAAAGCCTTACGTAAAGCCTTTTGATTTTGATCTTTAGCTTGCATTTGCATCTCTTCGTTTTTTTCTTTTTTCAGTTTTTCAATTTCTTTAATTTTCTTTTTAGAAATCTCAACCTGTTTCTCGTATTCTGAAACAATAGATTGCAGGTCTTTTTCAACCTCCCTTTTGAACTGATCAAAGTTTGTACTAAACACGTGGCACTACTCCTGTTAATAATCCAGTAACCTGTAGGACAATCAAATTAGTATCATCATCGGTTATCTGTAATATGCGACCCTTGAATGCTTTTTCATTCTGAGTGAACTCCAGCCTATCTCCAACCTTTGGTATTATATCAGTCTTCTTAATATATACATTTGTACCAACAGAGTTTTCCCTACCTCCAAGTATCCTTTTTTCATCTCTTTCTATCGGGTCGTAGATAGCTTGATACTCTTCATCATTAATAACAATCGTCTCAGACATTACTGAAAACGCTGGATCATTTGATAAATCCATACACGTATTGAAGTAATTCATACGCTTTGTACCCCGCGGGTTACACAATTTGTATAAAATAATATATATTCTATATCCATATATATAAAGGTCATGTCAATCTACAAAAAAGGCTACCCCGAAGAGTAGCCAATTTTGAGAGATGTGGTTAGAAAAATTAGTCTGTCCAAGTAGCCCCTGATGTGAAGTCGATCAAGCATCCAGCATTGCCATTTACGACAAGCTCAGATGTGTGATGACGTACTCGGATCATGTCTCCACGACGTGGCTCAGAACGATAAGTTTCGGTATTGAACAATCCGCCGTCTTTCGACCATACGAAAGTTCTACCAAATCCACCACCGCTGATCTCGCCACCTTGAACATTTCCAAGCCAAGCATTGTCCTTAAGCCACATAGCTTGGAGAGCAGTACCTGAAGACATCCTTGGATTAGCATCGTAATAAGAATGAGTAATGTAAACATTCTGAATTCCAAATGCTTTTCCAATATCAGTATCATTGATAAGCTTATACCCAACTCCAGCTCCAAGATTACCATAAAGGAAAGTATTGAGCTTTAGTCAATCTACGGATATAATTCCATTGAGTGGAAGACAAGACCAAAGTATTTGGAGTTTCACCAAGCTTGGTCATTTCCTTAATAGAATCCATAAGAACCTTTGCAAAATCCCAATTGTCGATCTCAAGTTCATCACCCCAATGGTTGGCGCTACCATAAGCACTTGCCTTGGCAGTAACTGTGGAAGTGTTGCCACTACCCTGAAGTACTCCAAATACACGTGATTCGTAATCCATCTTCAAGGTACGCATGATTAGCTTTGAAGTAAGAACCTCAACGTCGAAGAACTTGTCATAGTCTTTTACAAGAACATCATCAATACGTTCTTCAAGACCACGATCTAAGCACTCATAAGTGGAGGTCTTAAACTTACGAGTTGTCTCATTATAAGTACCGGTTGGCGCACGGAGAGTTGAATCCTTCTTGAGCAACTCGCCAGTAGCGATTTCAATCTTTGGATAAATTCCCGCACGAGCGTTTGTAGAATACGTGGGCAAAATTTTGTTTCCAAAAAGATGCTCATCTGACTTCGCGGCTTCCTCAACGAAAGCGTTTAAGTCATGGCGAATTATAGCTGCAGTATTTTGATACATAATAAAAAATGATTAAGAGTTACTAATTAAAATGGCTCTAATTACACCACCGGTTTTGCCTACTTCCAATGGAATAAAGCGCTTAGTCAACGCAGTTGCACTACCAGCAGGGTTTGCAAGTCCTTTTGCTCCCAAATTATGCCCTACTCCGACTACTGTCGCACCAAGACAAATAATATTAAAAATACCCCCAGAATTAAAAAGGTGCACTGCGGCTGGCATGTCACTTACTGATGCATCAACGTCATGTAACAATACTCCGATAGAGTTAGCTACTGTTCCATCAACTACAAGACCAGCGTCAGTGCCCGTACCAATTCCAACAGGCGTGCCAGCGGGTGCAGAAAAAGTATTTTTTAGTGGTAAAGAAATTACTCCATTATGATTCATATTATAATCTCCTTAGTTTGAGAAAACACCTTGTTTGATCAACCACTCACGATGACCACGTGGGTCAGCTTCAATAGCTCCAAGAATTGCTTCAGGTTTAGATTTTGATTCGTTGTTTTGTACCTGAAACTCAAAAGTTCCTTCTTGTGCTTCAAAGCCAAAAAGTTCACCTTTACTTGGAGCAACAGGAGATACACCAGATTCTTCAAGAGCTTCACGAAGAAGTTCATTTTCTTCTTCAAGTTCTTTTGCAAATTCAATAAGTGAATCAACCTTAGTGTTCACTTTTTCAAATTGATGTTCTTCACGAATTTTTTGCTCTGCTTGAAGTGCACCTTGTGCTTTATCTTCAAAGTATTGCATTACATCATCAATAGTAGATGGATCAGAGTATTCAACTGACTCAGCGCCTACAAGCTCTGCTTCATCCTCCTCATATTCAGAGTCATCCTCGTCGTAAATGTCTTCGCCTTCATAGTCTTCACCATCAGCTTCCATTTCATCAAGAGCTGCGGCTTCTTCTATGGCTTCGGCTAGATCGCTTTGAAACCCTTCGATTTCCGCGAGGCGGTCTTCGATGTTAGTTGATTCTTCAGAATTATTTTCTTCCATATCTAAAGCAATGTTGTCAACTTTAGCTTCAAATAAACCATCAGGATTTGCCGCAGGGTCGGTAACTAAATCCACAGATACTATATTTTTACACCTTGCGAAAACCCTACCATCTGCTCCAACTTCTTTGTCTCCCTGAAATGCAACAGATAGACCAATCTGACTTGGCATAGTTTCTAATAATTCAATGGTGTGGTCATAATCCTTGTGAGTTTTTAATAAATGTAAGTCACCTTTTAGCTTTTGACCATCACGATGTATATTATTTACATGACCGAATATAGCTTCCACACCCGTTCTGTGATTCAGTTTGGCTTTTACGCCCGGATCCTTTGCGTTATTTAAAGAAGTCTCAAGTTGATTTAATGTAGTATCATCTACTACTAAATCATGCCCTTTAGCTGTTCCTTTTGTTATTAAGCTCACTCCTTTAATTACTCCAGCCTTGGAATCAAACTGTCGTTCATTGAAACTATTAAAATATGTTAATTCTTTCATGTTATTTAATTTTTAATTTTTTACCCTCATAATCTAAACCACCTACGTATTTTTTACCACCACGACTTTTACCGGTGTATTCTTGTGATTTTTTTCCTAATTTACCTATCAAATTAGTATTGCGTAAACTAGCTCTTCCCTTCCATAGACCCAATAAACTGACAAGCCCCTTTGCTTTAAATTCCCTACCCCTTGATCCATCTTTAACTTTTTCTAAAGCATCATTAATTCTGCTTCTAGGCATATCTTCCCATTTCGTACCTGTAAGTTTAGCCACACGCTGGGCGTATTTTGAGTACTTTTTCTTTAGTGCAGGAACTTGCGATATATCTTTCGGCTTACCATCTGTTTTTAATTTTTTTCGGTTAAATTCAGCTTGAGCATTTCTATATTGAGATGACCTTGCACCATATGGTTTTTTTGTATTTGGATTTATTGGTGGTTTAAAACTAGTTCTATTATGCTTTTCCTGTAATCTAGATTTATACTGAGAAAGCATCTTACCAGCCGCACTCTCTTTTTGTTTATTCCTAGCTGCAATCCCATAGGTACTAGCCGCGCCAACTGCGCTTGCTCCAGTTGCGGCAATCCCAATATTCCTAATGTCTTTCTTTTCTTTGTCTGTTGGTTTTCGACTCATTTTACAATCCTCAAGTTTTTCGCGCTTTCTTGATTACTCTTAGCTTCCTTTAGTAATTCTTTTTCTTTATTATTAGCCCTTGGACTCAAATTTGTTTTAACTCCTTTTGCTTTGAGTAAAGCTCCTCGCTTGCGACCTAATAAAGCCAGATATGCAGACAATCCTGTTGTACCAACTAATCCAGCCCCTAATCCAGCAATCAATTTGTTTTTAAAACCTACCGTTTCTGAAGTAGTTTTCTTTCTACGCTCCCTTTTGTTTCTACCCCGTCTTTGTAATTTTATGCTACTACTTGTTGGATTTCTTACTTCCCATCCTTTATCTCTTGCTGTGTCTAAATCATCAAATTCAATATCAGCATTAAAGTCATCCAAGTTTACTTCATAACCTAATTTTCTTAAATAAATATTACGCGCCCTGTTTGCGAGTAAAACCTTATTGGCTAATTTAGGCCCATACTTTAACGCAGCTCCAGTGCCAGCCATAATTGCTGCAGCTGCAACAGCGTTTTGAAATGGCTTCTTTTCCCAAAATCTTTTACGCCTTTTGTTTTCTTTTACACCTTTAACACTTTCAGCTATATCTTTTACAGCCTCACCACCCCTACGAGCTTTAGCAACAACTAGCTTCGCTTTATTGTAATTAGCTCTTGCGTCCTTGTAATCTCTGTAATTCATTTCTTTTTTTCCTTTTTTGAAGTGCACGCGATATTCCATACCCTAACAATGCTCCACCAGACAAATACCCTAAACTACCACCATGTAACCTTAAGTTGGCTTTTAATTTATGCTTGGGGTTTAATTTTCTTCCTTGCTCTTTTTCTATCTTATCGTACAGTCGCCAATCTCTATGTCTTTTAGTTGCAGCCAATGCTCCGAGTGTTCCCCAGAAGTTGCACCAATGATATTTTCTTTCTTATCCTTTTTTCTGTCAAATTGAAAGATGAACTTTAAATTTGGATAATTTAGCTCATTATTACTAATTGGCTTAGTGCCCTCTCCATCCTTTTCAATTGGAGACTGACCTTTTTCCCAATCTTTATAAGCTTTTGTTTTTTTACCAAATGGTTTATTTGTTTTTGGATTTACTGGTGGAGAGGCTAAAAGCTTAACGCGAGCAATTTTTTTATCTTCATTTTCTTTTACTCTAATACTATTTTCATTAGCTTTTCTCATTTGAGTAAGCCTATCTGCTTCTTGTTGCTGTACCCTTGCGCTTACTTGACCACCATATCTTTCGGGTGTATTTGCTTGTGAAATTTTCCTCGCACTGTTTTGATCGGAGGTCAATGGAGTTTCTGGCTGTACTTGATTAGCTAGATTTTCTCTTTTAATTTTATCACTTTTAGAACGACTTATAATTCTACCAACAGTTGCTTTTATTTCAGATTCAGACAGTCCACTTTCCCTCATCCCTGCTACTTGTCCCGCAACTCTTGCCACAGCTTGATCTACCTCCTCTTTTGTGCCACTTGGTAAATTTGCAGAAACTATTCGTTTCGCGTAAGCTTGATCACCCTTTGATGTAGCTCCTACATTTCTTACGGATGTACTATCTCTAGATGTTGTAGGTTTTTTTGACTCACCTTTACTCTTCGCAATACTTACACTTTTTTTATATTTAGTTACAATTCCTTTTGAGAGTGGTCTTGGGTTTCCAGTTTCAGGATCTATATCACTAGGGTCTACAATTGACTGTACTTTTCCACCTACATAAAGTACTCGAAATTTACTTTCTATAGAATCTTTAAATTTATTGTGATCTTTTTCACTTAGAAGTTTAGATACATTTCTATCTACCCTAGCTCTGTGTGAGCGATCTAAAGGTCTTTCTGTTAATTTTTCACCTGTAGTTTTTACACCACGCCCTTCCGCGGCTCTTTCTTGATCAATCTCAGTATCGGTGTAAGCTGGTTTTTTTAAATTACTAATTCTAGATGATTCTGACTTTGAGGCTTTTAATATTTCTGATGTTCTTAAATTTCCTTTTGTGTCAGCCTTCATTAAGTTTCTTAAATCAGGATGGGCATATTCTTTATTTTTAGTTTTTTTATTAGCTAAAATTGAAAACTTTTTTCTTACATCTTCTTCTGTATCATCTTTATTAAAAGCTACACCACCAACTGCAAAGCCAGCTCCCGCGGCTGCAACTGGCCCAGCAATACCCGTTCCCTTGCCTCCTCCTGTGTAATATTTATGCAGAGGGTATTTTTCTAAACCCTTTTCTCGCAGTTGGCCCATTCGGCCTTCTTTCGTGAAGAAATCACGAAGGTATTTAGAGAACCCCTTCATTAGCGAGCTGGTTGCTCTTGTTGAGGTTGCTCTTGACCCTGTTGAGCTTGCTGTTGTTGTACTAGCATTTGTTGAAATTGTGAGATCATCTGCGTTCCATTCTGTAATCTAGTATTGATTAATTCAATCGGAATTCCATATTCTCCAGCTAAATTATTTAGAAACTGAACTTCTTTAGCAATTTTAGTAGCTTCTTCCTCAAAGTCTAAACCAAGTTCACCATAACAAGCCTGATGCGTTTTAAGACCATTTTGTATAAGAGAAATGTTCGCATTTACTTCGTTGCCTAAATCGGCTGTTATGTATGAACCAAACTGCCATCTGCCGTTTTTATAAGCATTTGGCTTATTTGGAGCCATCGGTAATTCTCCCCTAGCAATGGCTCTACGAAAGACAGCATTTTTTATAGGATCTAAAACTCTTTCTATTAAATTTTCTTGATGCTTACTAAAAGACCTACGAGCTTGCTCAACTTCAAGCCTTGCTGTTACTCCACCGAACTGAGTCATATCCCAGACAAATGCATAGGGTAAGTTTAATCCATTCGCCATTTCTCTAACCAAAGTAGAAACAAATCCATTAAAAGTGGGACTTGGTCTATTCATTGTTTGAAAAGGTGTAATGGACTCGCCGGGTTGTAATCTTACGATTTTTCCGGGGTCAACCTTTTCAAGTTTTTTACCTTCTTCATCTCTGGTCACCTTACTAGCCCACTTGTCTGGCCCTTGATCTATTTTTGTTATAACACCAGCATGCGACGCAGCCCATTTGACTGCCTGTTTTTCCATTTTTAACAATTCATATAAGTCACGGGCGTGCGGAATCGCAGTTTCAAATGCAGTCACACCCCTGTATTGATCAGCTCTCAATGGATCAAAATAATGTATAAATACTTTAGCTGGAATCTCTGTGCCTTTAGTATATTGACCGTGTATAGATCTGCGATACACTTTGTATGATATTGGAGCACCGTGATCATCAATATTTACACCTGATATGTAGTTTTCTTTAGGTTTACTTGCTTCGTGTGGATGCCCAATCCTGTCAGCTTCAATAGATTGTAACTTTAATTGATCATCTTTATTTACTAATAAAAAGGCAAAATCACCATCTCTACGCATGCTCATGTGGGCTAATTGAACTAATTGCCTAAAGCTATGCCTTCCAGTAATGTCACATTTCTTAGTCCAGTCATTCCAGTATTGTTCATAGATCGAATCTGTATATGGATCACCAGTTCCAGCCTGATACTTTACTTGACCGCAAACGTACATTGATTCCTTGTTTAGTATGCTCTTAAAAAAACTATAATTTTGAACTAAATTACGAGCCTCACTCATTAATTTAATTCGATCACGTTGATTTGATATTGATTCTGATGCGGAATTTGTTGTAATAGAACCTATAGGCCTCGCGTGCCTGCCGGGGTTAGCTGCATCATATGAAAATTCTAACAAATCCTTATAGTGCGCTCTTTTTAGAGCATACTCAGGAGATATAAAACCTATGGCTTTCTCGAAAAGTGTTGTCTTTTTACTGGATTCCTTCATTACTATTTTTGTTTACGAATCTATTTAATGAATCACCTGTACCTGAGAAGTCAACATAACTTGATTCTTGATAATCTCTATCACTTCGCTCTCTTTGTATTTCTGTTACAGCCCTTAACCTTTCTTCAATCGTAGTAATTGACCTTTGGTAATTTTTAGATCCAACTGCTTGTGATAAAAATATATTTTGCGATTCTTTTATCAGGAAATCTTTTTCAGCCGTTAATTGTACGTCTGAATAATCTCGGTATATTATTTTCCAGTTATATGTCGGCATATAACTACGTATGATGTCAACGCACTATGATTTAGAAAACTTTTACGAGCCTAGTGAGGACTTTCCATATGATAAGCTAGACTTCGATTATGACAAGCTTGATGGGGATGATATATTAAATGAACTTCCTCCAGCTTTACAATATTTTGTAAAAATGAAAATACAAAATGAGATACAAGATACGCTTAGTAAAATAATCTCTATAATATATGACTCAACTGATTATAGATTAAAAATAGCAACACTAGTAATGGCATTTGGGTTACCCATGTTTATGGGTAAATCACAAACTCAAGTTGCTCAAATGCATGGTGTGACTAAACAAGCTTTAAGTAAATCAATAAAGAAAATGCAGAAAATTTTTGGACTAACACCAACTCGTGGTCAGAAAAGTGAAAAAGCATGCGAAAAATATCGACAACTTCAATTAGATAAAAATAATAAAAAGATATGACAACAATAACAGTAGATGCAAAAATCGTAGACAATAATGTAAATAGAATACTAGCTTATCATGATAATGCTATGAAATCTATGTCAGATTCGATAAAGGATGTAGCACAGGCGGGTCTTTTATTAGCTGAAGAGAGAGACAGTCGAAGGGGGACTTTTAGCACTTGGGTTGAAGAAAGTTTTCCATTCTCAAGAAAAACTGCTTACAAGTATATTAAGGTGGGACAACTTGTAGAGGCTGGATTAAATTTAGAAGATTACGATTCCGTAAGGCAGGCTCTTCTATCTCTAAAAACAAATGAAAAAAGTGAAATTGAGGAAAAGGTAAAAGACAAAAGAGTAGAAAGTATACCTAGTTTGTGTATGAAAATTGAAAAAGCACTAGATGATGCTGAAGAAGAAATTCCAGTAAACCATTGGGATGAGGGTCAAGTTAGGGCTATTATTCGTGCTCTTGAAAGTTTGCTTGTGAGAAAAAGCTCACTTGAAACTGTTTTAACCTAAACAGCCCGTCACTAGGCCCGCCATTACAAGCATACATTCGCAGTCGAAGTAATGGTTGGGTCTACGTGGTTTGTTTACCCACCTATACTTAACTTCTCCATAGGAGTTTACAATTTCCTCTCTTCTTTCGGCTTTCATTTGAGCCATGTAATCTTGTATTATATTTTCTGGCAAAGTCCAATTAGGGCCAATGCCTTTAATATATTCACTTAGTAAATCTTTGATATTAGGATTTGAATATAAAAAAAGCTTAACAGGTCTGAGTTTGCCTTGGTCTACAGTTCCTAATGCTGGATCTATATCACTATCTTTCCACACTTGCTTAATTCCATCTACTACATACCCATTCTCGCGATCCTCTCCCTTTGCGGGCTTCCAAGCGTAATCCATTCGCATTACTTCATTGTAAACTGCGGATGTTCTGTATCCTGAGTCGATAATGACATCATCAGGATCTACACCTAGTTCTTTTGTTTTTTCTCTTAAATCCTCAAAGTCGGGAACATCTCCGCAGTCGAATAGACGAGACTCTCCATTAGGCCCAAAAGCCCTACAAACATAATATAATCTGTCTTTCTGTACGTCAGCAGACAGAAATTTTCTAAATTCAGATGGCGGTCTATCTAATAATTTATATTCTGACCTTCTTTGCTGTAACCAATCTTTATCATTATATTTTAAACGATCTTCCCACGGCTGGCCTAAACTTTCCGTTATAAATGTTTTAAGGGGTTCTGGATCTCCCCAACTTAAAGCTTTTTTGGAAGACAAAAATTCTTCAACCAAATCTCGCCACCTAACCCATGTTGGAAGCATCGCATTCCACGTGTAAGATCTTTTTGACTCAGGAGCCGTTGGGTTCATTGATACCCACTCTCCTTTTGTTAACTTTCTTCTTTCAAATGGAGTGTCATGAGTTTCATGAGCACAGAATGGGCATTCAAGCCTTATACTTTTAGCGAGTTTATCAAAATCATATTGACCATCTGGTTTTGTATCTTCATTAACATCCCATTTCATGTACTCCCAATCTAAAGAATGCTGTTTTCCGCACTTAGCGCATTCGATGTGCCAAACATATTGATTGCCTAAAAGATATTGTTGGTGTACGGCATCATGTTCAGCGCCGGGGGTAGAAACAATAACCTGTCTAGCATTCCAAAATGTTCGTGTTCTTTTAAGAACCATAGGTAATGCACCAGCCGGCCAGTTTCTCACCTCATCTAATAATAACCACCTACGAGGTTTTGACTGCAGTTTTGATGGAGCATTTGACCCCACGACTTCTAATGTCATGCCGGGGAAATAAATTTCTCTACTTTTTGCCAGCCTATTAGATTGGGGTATCCTAACAGCTACAGGTGGGCACGCGCGAAGAGATGGCATTAATCTCTCCGTTGCGAACTTTAGGGCTTCATCTTCATTTGATGTAACCCACATACATGGGCCTGGATCTTCTGCAATCAACCAACTCAATAACGCCAACATTGTTTCTGTTTTCGCGCTCTGTGCTGAACACATAATAGAAATCTGCTTAATTTTATTATCAGCAAAGTCTTCCATGAATTTACGAACCCAAGGAGAATTATCAGATCTCCAATTACCGGGGAAAGGAGAAACAGCAACCCTAAAATTATCTTCTGCCCACTCCCACGGACTTCTGCGATCGGCTGGCTTCCAAGCTTGCCGAAAGGTTTTTTCTACTATATTCAGCGAGAAATTATATGTTGATAGCTAATAAAACTAGCCGTCACATTTGTCCAATCACCAGCATTAAAAACTTTCGGTGCATTGCCTGCTGTTGACTGATAAATAACAGTAGCTGTAGAAACAAGATCTCCAGTATAGTAAGTTTGAGTTGCTGAATATGCGGGTATTTTTACCCCAGTTGTTGCAAGACCTACTCTTTTTTCAGATGATGCCGCAACGATTGCCAAAGCTGATGAATCATCTGCTGTACCAATCGTGCTCCCAACTTTTATATAACCAACACATTTTGCATATAAAGAACCATGATTAAAAAGTTGCACACCAGATGGTCGTCCACTTTCTTTTTGGCTAACATCATGTAAATTAATTCCTATTGCTAAATCACCATCCCCTTCATGTGTTAATTTTTGAACTCCAACCGAAGTTCCACTTAACGTAATCGCAGTTCCAGCAAGCGCATTGTTTACGGAACTCGCAAGTTGTATTGTATTACTATCTACTACAATTACGTAATAAGAAGTTCCTGTTGATAATCCAGTAACCTTAGTTCCACCCGCCGTGTACAAAAGCTTAGTAGCTGTACCAAGTCCATGATTCGCAATAGTTATTATATCGTCAGCGTTTGTGACATCCGATGGATTAAATTCAATAACACCATCTAATGCCGCAACATTTCCCGACTCCATTAAATAAATTACATCTCCACCAAGTGCTGCACCTGAAATTGGAAAACTTTGCGTATTATTATTATTCATCTTCTAAATAGTTTACGGGCAAATCCACCCAAAAGGTTTTTATCTTTTTTCATAACCGCCCCTGCTCTGCTTAGCATTCCTTTTGCTCCACCAGCTTTCTTAAAAGCTCCACCAGCATCCTGTGCGGTCTTTTTGGCTTTCCCCAGCATCGTACTTGCCTTATTTAATGGCCCAGTCTTAGGTGCTGGATTTTTTCCAAAAGCACCTGTTCCCGGCCCAGCAGTTGATGCGATATTTTTCTTAGGTGGCATTTTCATACCTCCTTTAAGTTTATTACCACGAAGTAAAAGAGATCCACCATATGCGGCACCACCTAAAGCTCCAACTTTTGCTACAGTCCCTAATGTTGAACGTTCCTTCTTCTCTTGTGCATAGAACTCAAAAGTACTATCCATTTTCGCCTCAAGTGAAATTAAGTGATTCATATTAGCACTTAAATGTTTCTCCATTCCCTTGGCCTTAATCTTTTTAAATTTTAACATAAGGGCAACATGGCGTGGGTTGCTTGGGTCAAACTGTTCTCCCTTGAGCATCTTTTTTAACTCTGAGGGAACTCCCGAAACATTCGCGAATTGAAACTGATCCATATTAGCACTCATACCGTATTGTTTTTGAATTTTTTTCTTTTTAAGAGATAGCTTACGCAGGTCGTGCTTGTATTTAGCAAGACCATCCCGTGTGTAAGCGTATTTTTTACTTCCAATCTGTGGCATCTTACTTGTTCGTTAACTCAGGAAAGATCAAGCGAACGCATGGGGTTGTCTTTTCTGCTCCCTGCTTGGAGAGTTGCCCTATCAAATTTACGTTTATTTTTTTGTCTCCGCTGGTCGCTTGCGTGCTTTTTCTTATTATAAGCACTTCTTTCCTGCCTTGGAGTCATCTTTCCCTTTACTTTCCCGCGACTTAAAAGACGGGCTGCAAGCATTCCTGCGCCAGCTACTGATGCGCCAGCTCCAGCCATTCCAACATCTCTTGCAACTGATCGTGTTGATTCAGGAGTATTAGCAAACTCAAGCTCCTCAGCTAATCTTTGCCCCCTCATTTGAATTACTTTATCAAGGGTGTTATCAAGTTCAATTAATCTTTGTAAGTCCATATCTATTATTTTTGTTGTCAACTATTTCTTAATAAAGCGAGCTATTTTCGCTCCCTCCATTCCTAAAGTTTTTAATAGCGTGCCAATTCGCATGCCGTCAATTATTTTCTTGGTTCTGCCTAATCCCCGGTTCACTCCCTGATTTGACATTTTGTTTCGTAGCTTTCTAGCCAACTCATTACGAGCGCTCTCTGGAAGCGTTGAAACTTTTTTCCCTGTATCTAATTCAGGTATATTTACTTTTTCACTAGGTTGTGTCCTTCCCCTTATCGCTCCCTTTCTTTCCATACCCGACTTCTTTCCTGTAACTCGTGGGTGACGCGGGTTAATCTTTTTTGCTTGGCTGGGCTTCTTGTCAGCCTCTACTTGTATCGTAGATTTTGTAGTGCCAGTTTTTTCTAATTTTTTTGAAGCAATTTTCCTTTTTATACTAGTTGCTTTTGCTTTTGCCTCTAAGTCTCCCTTCTTTTTTCCAAATAATGGGCTGACCTTTTGTGGTCTTCTTTTCTTTCGGCCTGTAGTTTTTGCTATCTCCAGAGCTTTTGCTTCTTCTTTTTTTCGTATAAGTTCGCGTGCGTATGCTGTGGGCTTAGGGCCTGATGGAACAACAGGTTTAGCTTTACCTAACTTGTCAGGTAGATTCTTAACTCTCCTGCGACGATCAAATCTTGATCTCTCCTCGCTATCAAGTGGTTTTGGTGGCTTATTTGATGCAAATTCTAGCTTCTCATTTAATTCTGTTAGTCTACCAAACAAACTGTCGCTTGTTTCTAGTTTATTACTAAACTCTCTCGCCTCTTCCAAAAGTATGTCTCTTAAAGACCTAAATTCCATACAATGGTAAATTATGTCAACTACCCACTATGTAGTGAACTTAACGCATCGTCTATGGATTCTTTTAATCTAGCTTCAGCCTCTGCTGCATCCATTGCGATTACAATTGGAGCAAGTTTAGATGGCATTGCGAGTAATGTTGTCTTTGCTTCAGTCACCATATCGCCGACCCATCTAACTACATCTTCATTGGGAGTATAATCTCCGCGCTTTGTTTTTATTTCAAACTCTATTTTTTCACACATCAACTTAAGATGGCGAATTTTCAAATCATGTAAATCTAACTCTTCGTCAACATCTTTTTTCTGCTGGGCTTTAAGCCATAATTTCGTGGCTGTAATATCCCACTTTCCGTTAGATAGCGGCACCGGGAAGCCTGTTTCTTTTCGCCACCTTTGTATGGTTTTGCGATCTACTCCCAGAACACTTGCCAGCTCAGTTTGATTTTTCGCATACTTTTCGTGCTTCTGTACCTTAATATATTGATCGGCAAGTATTTGGTGAGCTTTGTCTAGGTCATCCTCGGATACATTTTTTCCGGCATCTATTTGCTCCATTATTCCAGTAGCCCACTTAATACTCATATGTATGTATTAAATTTTTACGCAAAAAAATCAAGCCTAATGCGCGCTTTTTTGCAACTCGTGGCATGGGTAAATATAGGAAAACTTATTAAGTTTAACTTGTTGTAAGTCGTTGAATATCAATGTCTTCTGAAATAATTCTTGACTTTCGTGGTAAAATTTGGTTGAATATATGTTCCATTGGGAGAGATGTGCCCAATGGGGTACCTGTACACAAGCGCGTGAGCGCGTACATGCATACAAGTACTGAGCCAACCGATGAACAATCGGGAGCGCGCACCTAGCGCACACACACAAGTGTGAGCGTGGGGGTGAGCGTGCTCACTAGACCATCACCCTTTGGGGTTTTGACCTACACCTGTGTGTGCGCATATACGTATGCCCACCTGTGAGGATCACAGAATATTTCGTTCATGTGCACAAGCGCATGAACACAACCAAAACACACAAAGCATGCGCGTGAATACATAAGCGTGCGTGCATACACACACATGAGTGCAACAACAACACCAAAACCAAAATCCAAAAAACCACAAAGCGCGCCCAAGGCACAAGCGCCTACGATCGAGGAAGCTCTTGAGAACGCTGGCTTTACGTCTAGCGCTGGCAAGTGTGGGATCGTGAACGTTCCAACATCGGAGATTCGCACGCTCTTGAGCGCCATCTCGCCTGCTGGAGCTGTAGCCAATGCCAAAGACCTCATCGCGCTCGGAAGCTATGTCGGTGGTGATCGCGCCACCACGCTCATCGAGCACGCTAGTGAGTTCAAATTCGATAATGCTATCGTACAGGCGCTCATCATGGTGCGTAAGGACGCACATGAGGGAGCTGAAGTCGAGCGTACAGATGAAAAACTCAACCATGCGCGCTTGCATTCGGATGAGATCGACGCGCTCAGGAAGTCCAGACGTGAAGCTTCACGTGCTAAGCGCGCCGAAGCCACCGAAGCTACAGCCTCACGCGTGCATGGTGGCGCTGGTGAGCACATAGCTAACTTCTTCACGTTTGGTGCGTTCGGACGCGCACTTGACGCCAACAGCTAATCCCACGCCTAGCGCATACAAATGGGGGTCACGCACATGCGTGATCCCCTTTTTGTTGTGTTTTTTTATATGTACAAGTTCATGTACAACATTCAACCACTTAAACCATTATTTGTGCGTGATTTCATGCACAGCCATTTATTATGATATTATCAATAGGAGACAAATTTAACTTCAAGGGTAGCACGTACAAGCTCATTGAATTACGTAGCAAACATGAAAAGCCATTTTTAGCTACATGCGTAGAATGCCCACATCAATTGTATGCCTTTACTTGGGAACAATTCAAACAATTCACTCTATGAATACCAAAACATCAACACCATTCTCACGTGTGCTTCGGCGCGCGAAGGGAAAAGCACAACAACGTCGCGCACGTAATCACATGCGCCTAACAACCAAAAGGAGAAATAATAATGCCAACTGATATAATATACTGCCTAGTGTGGCTTACGCACAAAAAGGATAAGCTCATCGCAACTGGTGAAATTGAATGCTATGTACCCGCAAAGTCTCGCATAGAAGCTAGTGTAAAACTGAAGAAATTATTTTCAGATTCTCTGCATCTTGAGATCACATTCCCAGAAGATGAGTAGAATATTATTGCTAGACAAATGCGCAAAAAGAATGAGAGAAATCATTGAATTGTCAGGTCAAGAACCCAACAAACAGATGGTAATGGCTCTATCTCTTGTAATTATGGAAGGTGATATTGTTATCATGCATTCAGACACAAGGAAAATGAATATCATACACTTAGACAAATGAATATATTCGTACTACATGAATCTCCACGAATCAGTGCGCTACATATGTGCGACAAACACATACCCAAAATGTGTGTTGAATCAGCACAGATGTTAGCTTCCGCATTGTTGCGTCATGGCGCAAGTGTAAGTGACATGCCATTAACAAAGAAAGGAACTCCATATAGGGGTGGATATCAATGGCATCCCTGCACTCGTTGGGTCGGAGACTCAAGAGAAAACTATGTGTGGCTACTAGCTCATGCTCTAGCATTGTGTGAAGAGTTCAAGTGGAGATATGGAAAAACACATGCCTGTTATGATCCAATAAATCATATGTGGAACATGGGAGATGTTGTAAAAAGCAAAGGTCAAACGCCGTTCGCGCAAGCGATGCCCATTAAATACAAAAACTCATGCGCCATAACAGCATACAGAAATTACTATCTAGCAGAAAAGAAAAGTTTTGCTACATGGAATAAAGGAAGACCTACACCATTGTGGTGGATAACTAAAGCATCAAGGAGGGATGCAAAATGACAAGAAAACAACACAGAATACGAAAAAAGCTCGACTTGTTTCGCATCTTTGAGCAAGAGCTTGAAGATGAGCTTCGTAGAGGGCTTACAAACCAACACAACAAACGTGTCGAAATAACTAAAAATATCGACACATCATACAGCAAACGTTTAGAGCGTGAATGCTTCACCTCTGAACACCCAAATCACAACAAATAGAAAACCAAATATATGAAAATTGAATTAGATCCAAATGCTCTCGTCAAGAGTGATGCATTCCAACAAGCCTACAGGGATACAGAAGCAAAATGTAATGCCTATGTCACCAAGAAGCTTGAAGCTGTACACGATAAATTAAGTAGTGCTAGTTCTGAGGGTATGCATGAAGAGGTACAGAAAACGCTACTCGGTAGTGACTTCATACAAGCATTCGCGGACATTGTTGTTGCAAAAGCATCAAGTGCTGGAATATCATTACCAAAACTGAAAAGCTCTGTGAAAAGAAAGCTTCGTGGTAGTGCTGCATCAAAAGCAATCAACACCTATTGCAGACCAAATCAGGAAAAGCTTGAAGGCAAAAGAGCTGTCGCATTGTTCGGTGACAAAGGTTCAGGCAAGACACATGAAGCCTATCATGAATCCTTATCCCTGTATGATGGTGAGGAAAATGTAACTCTGATTGATTGTCATGCTGACATTATGCCCGAACAGTTGTTTGGTCATCCATGTGCCGAGGGTGATGGAACTCCCGCACTGGGGTGGCGCGATGGTGCTGTGACTGAAGCCTTCAGAAGGCAAATCAAAACAGGCAAACCACAGGTAATCATACTTGATGAGTTTCTGCAATTACCTAGTACATCACTAAACTCACTCAAGTCTTTACTTGGTGGCTTAGGTGATGATTATGTATGCACGACAGGTAAGCCTACAGGAAAGATTGGAACAGCTCGTGGAGTTGAAAAACTCAAATGCCCAATAGCAAGTATAGGGTTTATCATGACGTCAAACATTGGTGGTCGCTATGAAGTCAGAGATATTGATGATGCAATGCGTTCAAGGCTTAAAATTGTTCACATGGATTGCAAGATCACAGACATCAAGCGTGTATTGAAGCCAATTATAGAGCAACGACAAGATGCGTTTGGTTGGTCTGATGAAGCTAGTAATTGGCTAATGTCTGCACTTACAAGTATTCATACAGACACCAAGAGGTTCTGTAACACACATGAACTTGAATCCTATGCCGGCACTCGTGAACTAATGGGTATACTCACGCAGCTTGAGCATCCTGCAGAAATATTGAATGTGTTTGACGAAAGATCAGTTCTTTGCGAAAGACCATACTTTGTTGCTGTGGATGATTTCGGTAGACCTAACGCTGACCAGAAGCAAAAATTCAAAACCATCGGCGACTCCATGAAGTCTAAAGCTAAGGCATTCAAGAATGATGAGGCGCAAACTGACGATGACAAATCTAAATTCGATGCTCTCTTGAAGCATGTCATCATTGGATGAGCAATGCAGTTAACAATCTATGGAGAGAAATAATCAAAAACGCATACATGAAAAAATCAAAACACCCAATACAGGCACTTGAATCACACTTCAAGTTGTCTTCTTCTATATATAGTATGGCTACGCCCAATGATGGGCTGAAATACTCATATAACTTCGATCATCAAGTAGGCACAGCATCATGGGCATGGAGTCCAAGTGGTCACAATGTTACATTGTATGACTACCTTCCAACTATGGATTCTGTTGCATTCACATCCGCGAGCAAGGGCAGGCAAGCCCGAATGATTCGTGAGTATGGTGAATCAATGCTAGTTCACGAAATCAAAGGTCATGGCTCATTATCAACGAGGGATTTAGCCTCGATTGGTAAGTGGTGCAATGATCACGCAATACATCCTGAGCTTCTTAACATTATGGAGGATGCTCGCATAGAAGCTGCGCTTAGTGCTAAAAGACCAATGGACACGAAGAGTAAAGGCTCTTGGATTAATCACTTGGGCGCAGATGTTACTATACCCAAGAAGTCACATGGTGGCGACTATGGATGGAGGAAAGCATACTGGCACAGATACAACACATGCCCAAGCGTAACCGAAACCCCTGAAGGTTTACTTGCTGCGTTCATTTGGGCTGAGAAGATTAGGGGGCTTGAACATGAGATCGCAAAAGCTTGGATGGATAAGTACTTACCTTCCGTTGGTGCTTCATTCACACCTGACCCCAAAGTTTGGGGTACTCACAGACCTCATCGCATGTACAAGTTTGTATATGATATCTTCATGCAGTGTCGTAAGTGGAAAAAATACAGGACTACCGAATCGCTTAAACCACTCATGATGCGTTGGAAATGCTTCTTCCCAAGACCATTAGAGGGCGTAAGGCATGCTGGTGGCAAAGATGTAATAATCAAGATGATTGGTGAAGGCATTGCGTTATCAGATCCGCATGGCAATCCTATTGACGAGAAGTACATGGATCAGCTTATACCAACTCCATCAGGTGGAACACCTATGCCTCCTGTTAGCGAGAGTGGTGAACCTAAACCGAATCCACCCGAAGAGGGTAAGGGTGAGTCTAATGATGGCGAACCTTTACCTGATGAGACGCCCAAGGAGGAATCTGAACCACCTGAAGCACCTAAAGCTGTGGAAGAACACGAGAAACCAAAAGATGCATTGTCTGAAGAAAGTGGTGAAACTAAGCATGACTCACAGAGTGATGAACTCGGAGATGGCGCAGATTCACAACTCAAGTATGAAACTCATGTTGTTGAGAATCCAATTCATGTTGAGTTACCCTCTTGGGTGAATGAATTCACAAAGCGCGATGCTGACTTTGGTACAGGTAATGAGAAACTTCCAGCCGATTTCTTCTGATGAGCTATCGTATAGAAATTAGGAACGGTCAAATCTACTGCTCAGGCTCGCCTGCGCCATACGAGAAGGCTGATTTTTGGAAGTCCGAAGGTTCATTCATAGACACCACAGCAAAAGTTTTCTCACGTGTACTCGTTGGTAAACAAACCTCAAATGATCGTAAAGGGCATTGGGGTAGTGGTAGTCTACACCTCAATAACATAGCCAAATGTAACGCATCTGAAGGTTACTTTAGATCAAAACGCAAGCATGGTGGTAAGCCTCACGTATTCGTAATGATGGATGCGTCAGGGTCTATGGGTGGAGGTCACTTCGTTCATGGATTACCAATAATGGCTGCGTTCAATGAGCTTGCTGTACAAAACAAAATACGTTTTGACTTTGTACTTACAGGTAATCACAAATCATGGTGGAACAAGAGTAAGCCAATCAAAAGAGGTTTGTGGGGTCTAATGGATTGTCGCGCAGGGTGTGAATCATTCGCGTACAATCTCCCAAGGTACAAGAAAATATGGAAGACAGCTTCCACATTCATATGCTACACAGATGGCGCAATTACAGATGGTGACATTTCTCCATCACTTTGGCGCAAAGAAGGCTTAACGTGTATTGGCGCTTACATTGGAGATCCAAGTCAGCGAAAACAAATGAACAAGTGGTTTGACCACACAGTATCTGCAAGGAACAAAAGCTTACTTGCATCCGAACTAATAAAACTAATATAACATGAAAAATAAAGACCCATACAAAACAGGGGATGCATACAGCATCCCCTTCAACCCAAACGTCGAAGCTGATGGTTTTGAGCACAAGCAATGCGACGCAATTGAAATAAATAAAATCCTCAAAGACATTAACTCGCATAGCTTCTTGCAAGCCGACATGAACAAAAGAGCAGATTGGGCTTTTAGAAATGTTAAGCTCGCTGTAGAAATGGCAAAGCGTAATGTGTTCGGTGGAGACACAGATGAAGAGAAAGATTGTAGGAATGAACTCACACTTGCTATGCTTTCACACGAACGCACATTCAAGATGCTTGAGCAATTTGCCAAATTATTTGGTAAAATGAAAGATCACATCGACTGCCTACAAGATTGTGTAGGTGCAAGACTGACTGAGCTTGAAGATATGCCTGATGACTTCAGAAGTGAAAACTTCAATGAAGAATTACAGCAAGTGCATTTGACGCAATCTTTGTTGGGATACATATGGTGTGGAATGGGAAAGGAAGATAAAGATGGCTGAACCTACATGCGACGAAAGAATATGTGCAATGTATGCTGACACCATGTTGGATATCAAAAACTTAATTAAACCAAGGCTACATCAGATTGGAACGTCTGATGAGATAGCAATGCAAT